TGTAATGGCTGTCGCGCCAGAAGCAATCTTTAACTTGCTAATGTCTACAGAACCTGTACCATTTGGTGTAAGTGTAATGTCTTGATTCGTTGTGGTGCTGATAATATCGTCATTAACTACAATGTCACCAGTACCATTGGTAGCAAGAATGATATTACCGTTGGTGTCTGTACTACTAATTGTGTTGCCATCAATAGTAATATTATCAATGTCAACTTGCGTGTCCATGACGATTGTACCATCGCCTTTAATACGCATACGTTCTGTTGCTGCACCTGATGTGTTTGTTTTAAATACAAGTGCTGTTGTATTTACGGCAGTAGCAAAAGTATCTTCTGCTACAGCTTCAATAGCTGCACCATCAAGAATAGCATCTCCACCACTAGCTTCATCTGGTGCATTAAATGTAATCTTACCAAGTATTTCACCTGACTCAACTGCCGTATCACCTGTTTGCAGGTTAAGTTCAAAACCGGATGCTGCTTTAGCTTGAATACCTGTATCTGCTTCATGTGTTAAAGTTACATCACCGTCAGCACCAATGTTAATAACAGCAGCATCTGATGACAGGGAAAGGTCATCACCAATATCAGCATCGCCTGTAACATTTAAGTCTGTGCTAATATCAATTTGACCAGTTACGTTTACGCCATCAGCATCTGTAGCAAGTTTTAGTGCATTAGCATGATAAAATTCAGAACCAGCACCTTCTGTAAATGTAGCTAGTGCTTCTGTATTAGCAGCATTTTGAAATTGTAACAGATTACTAGAAATATAAAGATTTCCTGTGCCTGTATCTTGTATCCAACTATGAAGACCATTATGATATATTTCTAAGTCAGGTGTAACACTATCACCAAACGTAATTTTTTCGTTGTCATCAAGGTGTATACCGTCTAGTGCAAGACTGCCTGTAATAGCAACACCTGTTGCTGTTGTCTCAAACTTTTTACTGTTGTCGTAGTACAGTTCTACTGCACCATCTTTATCCATTGTAATATAAGTTTCGGTGTCGGTGTCACTACGAAGTGTAATGCCATCACCCTGTATATATAGTTCACCTGCATTAGATTCAATATAGTTATCTGTGCCATCGTGATAGATTTGTAAATCTGGAGTAGTAGCGTCACCAAAAGCAGCTTTAGCGTTGTCAGCAAACTCTAGTGCGTTGTCACTGGCATCAAACACAATATTGTAGGCTGCACCTGTGAGCGTAACATCGCCAGTGGTAGTTACATCTGCAAGATTAGCTGTACCAGCTAGGTACATATCTTTAAACTTGAGGCCAGTAGTTCCTATATCAAGTGTATTGTTTGTTTTAGGTTTAATATCTGTAGTGCTTGCTACAAAGTCTTGGGCAGGTCCAAGCACAGTAACTGGACCACCCTCGCCTGACGTACCATCGTGCGAGTGTCCTGTGCTACTGTTAAACGCAGCTTCAATGGCATCATATTCACCATCAAAGTCAGCAGCGTTAATAATGTTACCATCAGCAATGTTGTTAATGGTATCGTTTCTAGTGTAGCCTGTTCCCATAGTTTTTACCTTCTATCGTTTAATCCATATTCAACTGTCAGTGCATCAATTGAATATGGTGGGTTTTGGTCATTTGATTCAAACTGAAATGACACTGTAAATCCTGAACCAACAACTTGCGTCTGAAATAGTTTAAGCAGCTTTGTACCAAACCGTGTAATACCAAATGTACCACTACCAAAGAAACCAACAGTACCCTGCGTATTCAATATGCTAATTGGTGCGGGTTGAATTGTACCCTGACTATCAAAGTCTAACTTCAAACTTACATTAAATGCGACACTACCTTGCGGGTCAGTATACAAAAACAATTTATAAAATGTTTTACGTTTACGTGGGTCACTAATTGGCAAATGCGGTGTAGCAAATGTTGTTTGAATATTGGTGCCATCAAACGAGTTGCCACTTTCCATTTGGTATAAGTAGCCATCATTATTTGCGAACAGTACCACTTCTACATTTTGGTTGTAGTCACTATCCGCTACGTAAGCCCGTATACCCCGTGTCTCTGCCCAAGCCATGCCCTCACCACCTTGAGGCGCAAACTGGGTTGCCAATATACCTTGAGCATTTTCTTGCGTAATATTATTGTTATAACCAAGTATTCTGTACTGTGACTTCTCACGAATTACGCAACTTGTAAATGACGTGTTAGAAGAAATAAAACCTGTCATTGTACTTTGAATTGTTTTAGATACGGAAGCTAATCCAAAGTCGCCTATTCTATCTGTTCCGCTAAGTAGTCTCAACCCGTCTGGGCCAAGAAACATTACGTCACCACCTATTTCTTGTACAGTATCTGAATCAATACACCCAATGTCTACTGTAATCGGCTGCAGTGAAAAGTCTGCAATAGTAGTGCCTGTTAGCTGATGGATACTGTTTTCGGTAAAGATAATAAGTTGTTGTCTAAATACCGTCAGTGCAGTAATCGTGCCACCAACATTTATACTGCCTGAACCATTCGCTACTGAAAAATCTGTGTCTGTATATGGCGCAGTAAATGTTACTGTTGTACCTTTAGCAAAAAATAAATGGTTCTTAACTTCCGCTACAAATGTAGCACCTATAACATCTGCAGGTGCATCTAGTAATACTTGAAACGTGGCATTGTCATATAATGCTGGCTCGTTTAGCCCATCAACAATTGCAATCTTTTCTGTGCCGTTAAAGTTATATTTAGCAAATCTAGTTTTGTTGGCACTTTCTCTGCTTGTTGATAAAAAAGTAATTACTGCATTGTCTGCTGGACTACTTGCAAGTGCTGGGTTTATTGCTAGTGTAGCACCGCCTGATGTTACTGTTGCGTTTGCTGTGACTGTGTATATTAAATCTACGCCAGCAATTTTAAATGCGTCACCTGCCTGTGGAGCAGAATCCAAACCGTCAATTGCTAGACTTGTACCAGTTTGACTGCCGCCGTTTACAAGTGGTGTGCCATAATCAGGCACGTTAATTTTTGTAAAGCCACTGCCGCCAGTTTTAAATATGTCAGCGTTCTTACAAACAATTGCACTGTCTTCCCATGCCGCTAGACCAAGTGCAAGATAATTAGATGTAGTGCTTATGAATGTAGCTGTATCTCCATTAGATGGATTAACAACCATTGTTTCATCTAGTGTAAGCGTTGCCCTATTATTTGTAGCATCAAATGTTACACCGCCAGATGCAATAGTATATCTAAATGTAAGCACTGCATTGTCAGCAGGTGATACCGTTAGTTCTGGACTAATAGTCAGCGTTGATGCTGTTCCTACTAAAGCAGTAGCGGCACTGACAGTATATACAGTTGTATCACCGTCAATAGTAAAAGTATCATCAGCAGAGGGTGCAACATCCAATCCATCTACGTCTAGTGATGTACCTGTCTGCGTAGCACCTGCTACTAAACCACCATCTAACGAGAATACATCTCCAGCTTGTGGTGTAGTGTGTATGGCAGCTAGTATAAGCCCTGTGCCACTCTGTCCATCACCGTGTACTACAGGTGCGCCATAGGGTGGAATAATAGCACTGTCGTACTTATCATATCCTTCGATACGTCTGTAACCACCCTCAACAGAAGGTTCAAAGTTACGTAGTATCCTTGCGCTTCCCGGTGCGTTTGTACCTTGCTGCAGAGGAGAAAGGTTTGTTATAAGACCACCACGAAACTCAACTGGATAGGTTTGCCATGCATCCATTGTGATAGCCTCTTAAATACCGAAGCCTGTACTTGCTCCACCTGTAGCACCAGTAAGCATATACGACCTTACGTATGGTGTTCTATTGATAAGTTGTGAACGCATATGCTTAATACCTTCGTCAAATTTTTCTTTCATTACCAACGCATCTTGTGTGTTACCTCTAAACAGATAACCGTAGTGCATTGCACCATCTACAATAATGTGTTGAAATCTTTCTGGAATTGTTGGAACGTCTGTTGCTGCAGACAAATCGGTTGGAAAGTTATAATACTCATATACCAGTTCATACGCTTTGTCTGGCTCTGGTGTCATAATAAACTCTAAGTTAGGTGCTTGTGCTACCTGTGTAGGTACACCCTGACCAGTAGATGTGCTATACTCTTGTTCTACATATCTATCTAAGTAATCTTCGTAAGCAATTTCTGTAATGCGTGTTGTAGCATTACCAAGAGAACTATTTTCTTTAATACGAAAAGAGTTAAAATTAATTACTTTAGCATCTGCAGGAAAAGCATAGCGGCTTGTATTAGCAACTAATGTTGTTTCTTGCGTGTTATGATTAAAGGGCCAAAAGTATTCTGATTGATTTAAATATCTAATAGAGGCATTGACTGCATCTTTAGCCTGTGAGTAAAAGCCTGTAGCTGAAGCAAAATTAGCTGAACTGAGTTCTACCTCATTCAGCCTTCTGTTCACTGCATTTACTAAGCCAAGAAAATCATATGCCATGTTATATCCTTAATGAAAGTGAAGGGGCAAGTTGCCCTGCCCCATCACGTTATGTTAGGCGAGTGTGTCACGGTCTACTTCGTTAGCAGAAGTATCACCCTGTGAACTTACATCCATCATGATGGCATAAACACGAAGTTTACCAGCAGTGAATGATGCACCTGTACCTGCGAAGGTAAGGTCAAGAGTGTCTGCAGAAGCAAGAACAACATCAGCAGAGACAGTCACGCTAGGGGCGTAATCCCCATCAGACGCACCGTCAATGTCAAATGCAGTTACATACTCATCAGCATCAGCAGCACCAAGTGTTACTGTTGCGTCTGTGCCTGTATTCATGGTTGCGCTTTCAACAACTTCTACACCAGCAGCCAAAATTTTGGTTCCTGCAGGAATAGTAATTGCTTGAACAACATCACCTGACGATGGGTCTACAGTAGTAGCCACGATGTCAATTGTGTTTTCAACCATGTATGGGTTGCGACCACGCTGGGAGTTACCAGTAGCGGCTTTAAGCAATGAAGTAATTGTAGCCATTGTTTAAGTCTCCCTTACGCCAAGTGGTAGATGGCATTAACAAGAGCCTCTGGACGGAGAATCTTGCGACCATACAGATGCATACCACGGACAATATCAGCGAAGCTGTCCGGGTCGCGGTAAGTTTCAGTCTTATTAATCTGCTCTGCAGTTGCAACAGCAGAAGAATGTCCTGCAACAATCACACCGTAGTTGGTGTTGCTGTTCGCGCCAGCGAATGACGGACCAGTACCGACTGAAGGTAGATTGTTAGACTGATACACTTGGAAGCCATGAATTTGAGTAGAAATCTGACCATTTTGCAGACCAGAACCACCAAAGTCAGCGTTGAACAGACGAGAATCTTCGTCCTTCAATACTTCCATGAACACTGGGTCAAGAACAATCCAGCGACCTTGTGAGTCTACGTTTTGCTGGTCAAGAAGACGAGCCATACGTGCAATCAAAGTCAATGGGTGTGTATCACCAGCAGCAGGGGTTGCGTCAGTTGCACCACCAGTACGAGGCTGGATAGCAATTGCGTAACCTGCTGAACCTACTGAACCTGCACCGTCAGAGAAGTCAGATGCGTCCAACTTCATTGATGCAAGCAGTTCGTCAGTTGCAGAACCAACAGCGTTAGTACCGTTTACAACATCGTTAACGGTATCCGCATTAGAATGCAAAGCAGACTGTTTGTAGCCTGACATATAACCAAGAACGTCTTGGTCAAATTGGTCAGCCAAACGGTACGCAGCACGGTCACTTGCCAGAGACTGGAAGTTTACGTGGCTGTGTGCCTCTTCAATGTCATCAACCTTAAATGCAAAGTA